ATTTATTTTATCTATTAAAAGTAACAATGAATACGCTATAACATATAATATAGATACTTCAAATAGTACATTATTAGAAAATACTATTGCGGTACATAGGAAAAAAGAATCCAATACTTTATATAGTTTAAATGCTTTAAATGAAATCATTAAAAAACTAAATAATGGAGTAGTTGATGTTAGCTTTAGAATCAACTGGAGCCATTATAGAAATAGTATTCTATTAACTCAATATAATGAAATTAAACAGCTGAATACTAAAGTTCATAAAATCATAAATATTTGATAAAAATATTTGGCTGCTTACAAAAAGTTACGTATAATATAGTATATTAACCAATAAAAAATAAGTTTTAACTATGGATTTAAAAGCTATTAAAGCAAGAATGAGTAATTTGAATTCAAATAAGGGTTCAAAAGAAAAAATTGACTACAGTAAATTTTACTGGAAAGTAAAAGAAGAAGGAAAGTACAACATCAGAATTGTTCCATCAGCTTATGATGCTTCATTTCCGTTTAAAGAATTCCTTATCCATTATTCAGTTAGTAAATATCCAATTCCCGCATTAACTAATTGGGGTGAAAAAGATCCTATCATTGAGTTTGCTAAAAAATTAAGACAAAGCAATGATAAAGAGGAAAGAGAATTAGCTAAAAAAATCGAACCAAGAATGAGGATATTTGCTCCTGTTATTGTTCGTGGAGAGGAAGATAAAGGAGTAAGACTATGGGAATTTAGCAAGAATATCTATTTACAACTATTAGGTATTGCTGATGATGAAGATTATGGAGATTACACTGATGTAAAAGAAGGAAGAGATTTTGTTGTAGAATTTACTCCTGATAAAGTAGGTAATAGAAGTATTCTTAAACCATCTATTAGAATTAAACCTAAACAAACTCCATTAAGTACTTCATCAAGTGAAATTGATAAATGGCTTACTAACCAGCCTGATATATTATCTTTACAAAGAAAGATGGAATTTGATGAATTAAAAGGTGTTCTTGAAAAATGGTTATATCCTGAAGATGAAACTACTGAAGATGAGACTCCTGAACAAGAAAACGATTTAGATGTTATCTTTAAATCAAAACCAGATAATAAAAATAATTTTGGTAAATCTAAAGATAAAGCAAAAAGTTTTGACGATCTTTTTGAAGACGAAGACGAAGAATAACAAACAAATAATTTAATTAAAATATGAGTAGAAGATCTAACAAATCTTTAATGCAAACGGTCTCTAAAGAAATTAAAGCTAATTTCAATTTAGACTCATTTAAAGATAAAAAAGGACTGGTTTCCAATACCAAATTTAAAGAACAAAAATGGATTCCATTCTCATCAGCTCTACAAAATGCTTTATCATTACCTGGTATTCCTATGGGTCATATAGTAATGATTAGAGGAAAATCTAATACAGGAAAATCCACCACCGCCATTGAGGCGGTGGTTTCCGCCCAAAAACAAGGTATATTACCTGTTATTATTATTACTGAGATGAAACACTCATGGGAACATTGGAGAACTATGGGTTTTGAAATGGAAGATATTGTTGATGATGAAGGTAATGTAATAGACCATAATGGATTTTTTATCTATAGAGACAGAAGTACTCTTCAATCAATTGAAGATATAGCAGTATTTATTTCTGATCTTATAGATGAACAAAAGAAAGGAAATTTACCTTATGATCTTTTGTTTATGTGGGATAGTGTTGGTTCCATACCTTGTCAAATGAGTATTGACCAAGGAAAAAACAATCCTATGTGGAATGCAGGTGCTATTGCAACTCAGTTTGGTAATTTTATTAATCAACAGATTGTATTATCAAGAAAAGATAATTATCCATATACTAATACATTACTTATAGTTAATAAAACAGGAGTAGCACCCGCTGAAACACCAATGTCACGTCCTAAAATGACTAACAAAGGTGGCGATACATTCTTTTATGATTCATCATTAGTTTTAACATTTGGGAATATTAATAACTCAGGAACCAGCAAAATTGAGGCCCAAAAAGATGGTAAGAAAATTGAGTTCGCTTTAAGAACCAAAATCTCATGTGATAAAAATCATATTAATGGTATAACTACAAAAGGAACTATTGTTAGTACAGCCCATGGTTTTATACCAGATGATGCTAAAGCCATAACTAAATATAAAAAAGAACATTCTCATGAATGGGTTTCAATCTTAGGAGATGGAGACTATAATGTTATTGAAGATAACAGTGAGTGGGAAGAAAAAGAATACGTAACAGATATTATTGATAATGAATAAGAAAAATTTACTTAATTTATTAAAAGATGTTAATCAAGAACCAAATAATGAAACCAATATTTTATTAATAGATTCTTTAAATTTATTTTTTAGAAATTTTGCTGTAATAAATTCTTTAAATGATAAAGGAAACCACATAGGTGGACTGGGAGGATTCTTAAGATCTTTAGGATTCCTTATTAAAGAAATTAATCCGAGTCAAATATATCTTGTTTTCGATGGTGAAAATTCATCATTAAATAGGAAAAATATCATCCCTGAATATAAATCAGGTAGAGCAAATATTAGGATAAATTCTAATGGTTTGTTTGATGATAAAGACGAGGAAATAGAATCCCAAATAGGTCAAATCTCTAGACTATTTCAGTATCTTAAAGTTCTCCCAGTTAAAACCTTATTACTTGAAAAATCAGAAGCAGATGATATTATAGCATATTTAGCATCAGATTTAAGTAAAGATCTTAATAATAAAATATACATAGTATCAAATGACAGAGATTATTTACAATTAATAAAACCCAACATTATATGTTATAGACCAACAGAAAAAATATACTATACTCCAGATATGATAAAAGAAGAGTTTGGAGTTTTACCTGAGAATTTTATATTATATAAGACATTATTGGGAGATAGTTCTGATGCTCTACATGGGATAAAAGGATTAGGTAAGAAAAAAATTCTAAAGTTGTTCCCATTATTATCAGAAAAAATATTATCATTAGATGATATATTTGATATATGTGAACAAAATATAGGTAAACATGTTATATATTCATTAATTATTCAAAACTTTAATAATTTAGAAAAATCATTTAAATTAATGGATTTATCTAATCCTATGATAGATCAAGAAGGAATTGAATATATTCATGAATCAGTAAAATTAAAAACTCCATCTTTAAATACTGGAGTATTTGATAAGTTACAAAAAGAAGATAATCTAGATAAAATCATCCGTAATCCGGGTGAATGGGTTAAAGTTTTTATGAATCTAAAATAAACATATATGTCACCATCAACATTAAATGAATTTGAACAATACGGACATAATTTTCAAATTAAAGTTATATCCTCTTTATTAAAAAATAAAGAATTTCTTATCAATGTTTCCGATATCCTATCTATTGAGTACTTCAACAATACAGGTCATCAATGGATAATCCAGGAAATATTAAACTATTACCATAAATATAATACAACCCCTACATTAGATGTTTTAAAAGTTGAACTAAAGAAAATATCAAATGAGGTGTTAAAAGTATCTATTAAAGAGCAATTAAAACAAATCTATCTTAATGAAGATCATGATTCATCATATATTGAAGAAGAATTTTTAAATTTTTGTAAAAATCAACAGTTAAAAAGTGCTCTTTTAAATAGTGTAGATTTATTAAAAAATGGTGATTATGATTCAATAAGACATCTTATTAATAATGCTATTAAAGCGGGTCAAGACAGGAATGTAGGTCATATTTATAATCTAGATATTGAAACTAGATATAGAGAAAATGCAAGAAAAACAATACCGTTTCCATGGAAAGCTTTTAATAATATTACTCAAGGTGGATATGGAGATGGTGATTTAGTATTAATATTTGGTAATCCTAAAGGGGGTAAATCATGGGCTACTATTGCTATGGCCGCTGAAGCTGTTAAAGCAGGTTTTAATATTGTTTATTATGCTCTAGAACTAGGTGAAAATTATGTAGGGAAAAGATTTGATGCTTATTTTACAGGAATACCTGTTGATCAACTAGATAATCATCGAGATAAAGTTGAGAAAATAACATCATTACTGCCTGGACAACTTATTATACGAGAATATGCCCCCAAAAGAGCATCGTTGAATACCATTGAATCTCATTTATCAAGATTAGAATTTAAACCAGATGCAATATTTATTGATTATCTGGATTTATTAAAAAACAGAAAATCTAGAAGTGAAAGAAAAGATGATATTGATGATGTTTATACTGATGCTAAAGGATTAGCTAAAGAATTAAAAATCCCCATCATTTCTCCTTCACAAGCTAATCGTACTGGAGCAGAAAAAGCTATATTAGAAAGTACTCACATAGCAGGATCTTTTGATAAAATTATGATTGGAGATATAGTTATATCTTTATCAAGGACTCGTGTTGATAGATTAGAAGGTACTGGAAGATGGCATTTTATGGGTAACAGATATGGGAAAGATGGTTGTACATTCTTTTCTCCTAAAATTGATACTAGTACTGGTCATTTTAAAATTGAGGAAAATGAAATGGATGAAGAAGAGTTAGATAATTTCAATAAAAAAAGTACTGATGATCTTGAAAAATCTGAGAAAAAGAAATTAAGACAGAAATTTTTTGAATTAGGAGTTTAATACGTATAAATAAAAAAATGATAACACAAATTAGAGAATATTATAGACCGTTTGAATAAATACATGTATGTTTTCAAAAGCTCATAATATATATAATAAAAAAATAATATGAGCGCAGGAATTTATAAAATTATATCCCCAAGTGGTAAAATTTATATTGGACAATCAACTAATCTTGAAAAAAGAATAATTAATTATAGGAAAATGAAATGTCATAAGCAACATAAAATATATTATTCGATTAAAAAATATGGTTGGGAACAACATAAATTTGAAGTTATAGAAGAATGTGAAGTGGAAAAACTAAACGAGAGAGAAATTTATTGGGGGTTACATTATGATGTACTTGGAGAAAACGGTTTAAATTTAAAAATAGGAAATTCTAATGGAAAATTTAATGATGATGTGAAAAAGAAAATTAGTTTAACTCGTCTTAATCATCCTAATTTAAATGTACCTTTTGGTGAGAATCATCCAAATGTTGTTTTATCTGAAGAACAGATTGTTAAAATATACAAACTAATAAAAAAATATTATAGCAACAATGAAATTATATCTAAAATGGACCTGAATATCCAATCAGGATCTATTACAAATATAAGATATGGAATAACATGGAATCATTTATGGCATAAATATTTTTTATTCCCTTATCCTGGTTTTCCTTCAAAGAAAAACGGAGTTCCTTTTAGAGTTAAAATGAAAATAATTGAACTTCTAGATAAGGGATATACAGTTGAACATATATCTAAATGGATAAAACGTGTAAATAAATATGATATAAAATATGCTTCTGCTAAAAAAATATGGAAAAACGTATGGAATATATATGAATATCAAAAACAACAAACAAATGGAAAATAGAAATTTACTTTCAAAAAGAGCCTATTATAAACCCTACTGGTATATTGAGGCTCAGGAATTTACAAAATCACAACAACGTGCTCACTGGCTTGCAGACGAGGTTCCGTTAGCCTCAGATATAAACGATTGGAAATTAAAATTAACTGAACCAGAAAAGAATCTGTTAGGAAATGTTTTAAAATCATTTGCTCAAACAGAAGTTCATGTAGGAAATGATTATTGGGTAGGTCAGGTGGCGATGAAATTTCATATCCCTGAAATTCAGGAAATGGCTATTACTTTTGCCTCTATGGAGTGTGTACATGCTGAGGCATATGCACGTTTAAATGAAGAATTAGGATTAGATAATTTTCAAGCATTTTTAGAGGATGAAGTTTCTAAAGCTAAAATTGATCGTTTAGTTGAACTCCCAGGTAATACACTTGAAGAAAAAGCATTGTCATTAGCTATATTTTCAGCTTTTACTGAAGGAGTAAATCTTTTTTCATCATTTGCTATTCTGATGTCTTTTCAATTAAGAAATCTTATGAAAGGAACAGGTCAAATAGTAGCTTGGTCTGTTAGAGATGAATCATTACATTCACAAGCTGGCTGTTGGCTATTCAGAACATTATTAGAAGAAAACCCATCCTTAAATACACCACAACTTCAAGATGAAATAGAAAATGCTTGTTATTTATCTGTTGAGTTAGAATTTGATTTCATAGACAAGGCTTTTGAAATGGGTGATATTGAAGGACTAACTAAAGAACAATTAAAAAACTTTATTAAAGCTCGAGCCAACAATAAAATGGAGGAATTAGGTTATAAAGGTTTATATAATGATATTGATCCTAATTTATTACAACAAATGGAATGGTTTGGTCATTTAACAAGTGGGGTGGAGCATATGGATTTCTTTGCTTCCCGTCCAACATCTTATGCTAAATCAACAGCAGATTGGTCTGATCTCTAACCAACAAGACATCTTTAGAAAAAATCATAATATAAAATAATATGAAAGTAGATACAACAAAATGGATAAAAGGTAAAGACTATTATGAATGGGCTGATGATATTTCCTTGAATATAATTTCAAATGGATATCTATTGCCTCATGAAAATATGCCTTTAGCCTTTAAACGAGTTTCAAAAGCAGCTGCTCGTCGTTTAAGAAAAAGAGAATTGCAACCCTATTTTCTAGAGGCGATGGAAAAAAATTGGTTATGTTTAGCTTCTCCTGTTTTATCAAATATGGGAACTGAACGTGGATTACCGATTTCTTGTTTCACACTACATGTTGATGATTCAATTGAAGGAATAGCAGATGCAAATTCTGAACTAATGAGATTAGCTTCTCAAGGTGGTGGAGTAGGAATGTATGTTGGAGAAATTAGAGGAAGAGGAGAACAAATTAGAGATAATGGAGTAAGTGAAGGAGTAGTTCCCTGGTTGAAAATATATGATTCAACAACATTAGCTACAAATCAAGGATCAGTTAGAAGAGGAGCAACAGCTTTTTACTTAGATACAAACCATAAAGATATTGAAGAGTTTCTCCAGATTAGAAAACCAAAAGGAGATATAAACAGACAATGTTTAAATTCTCATCATGCTGTTGTTATAACAGATGAATTTATGGAGAAAGTTGAAAATAAAGATCCTCATGCCTTAAAATTATGGGGAGAAATATTAAAATCAAGATTAGAAACTGGAGAACCTTACTTAATGTTTAAAGATAATGTTAATAGAGCCAACCCTGAAGGATACAAAAAATTAGGTTTAGAAGTCTCTAGCAGTAATATTTGTAGTGAAATTATGTTGTATACTAATCCTCTCCATTCATTTGTATGTTGTTTATCTTCATTAAATTATGCTAGATGGGATGAATGGAAAGACTATAAATTCGAAAATGGGATGTCATTACCTGAACTAACATGTTGGTTTTTAGAGGGTGTTTTACAAGAATTTATAGATAGAGCCAAAAATATGAAATTCATGGATAACACAGTTCGTTCTGCTATTAAAGGGAGAGCAATCGGAATTGGAGCTTTAGGGTGGCATACTTTACTTCAACAAAAAGGATTACCTTTTAATAGTATAGCTTCTACTGCTTTAAGAAAAACTATTTCTAAATTTGTATATGATGAAGCTATTAAAGCTTCTAAAGACCAAGCCCAACAATATGGTGAACCAGAATGGTGTAAAGGAACAGGATTAAGACATTCTCATCATATTGCTATTGCTCCAACAGTAAGTAATGCTCATATCTCAGGAGGAGTATCTCCTTCAATAGAACCCATTCCTGCTAATATTTATAATTTAAAAACAGCTAAAGGTACTTTTATAAAGAAAAATAAACAATTAGAGGAATTATTAGAGAAAAAAGGTTATAATGTTCCCTCTATTTGGGAACAAATTCTAAAAGATAAAGGCTCAGTAATGGGACTTCCTGATTATGTTTTAAACCAGGAAGAAAAAGAAATATTTTTAACATTCAAAGAAATCAATCAGTTAGCGATAGTTCAACAAACAGCAGCTTGTTATCAATGGGTAGATCAAGGAGTATCTTTAAATTTATGTTTTGATCCAAATGATTCTCCAAAATGGATTTCTCAAGTTCATAAGGAAGCATGGAAATTAGGAATTAAATCTCTCTATTACATGAGAACAGAATCAGTATTGAGGGGAGATAATATCCAAAGAATATCCGACACTTGTGTTTCTTGTGAAGCATAATACCTATAATAAACA